AAAGTTATCCGCGATGGTAAAGTTGCTATACTCACTAGCCCTGGTTACGGAGCTGGTTGGTATTCGTGGCATATGATTCCTGAATTAATGTATGACCCTACCGTAGTCTCTATGGTGGAGGATCGTGTTAATTATGAGGCAATTGAGGCTTATTGCGAAGAACGGTGGCCTGACAACTATTTTGGTGGAGCCGAAGATTTGGTAATTACTTGGGTCCCTGAGGGTAGGGTTTTCATTATTAATGAATATGACGGGGCTGAATACATCCAATTCAGGGATGACATTGAATGGATGGTAGCCTAGGTTGACATTAAATTGCTGGTAGCGTATACTAAGGTATACACTGAAAAACGAGGTGAGCAATGAGTGCAATGGGCAGGCTTTATACAGAAATCCAAGAACTCTTAGAAGACGGAGTATTCCCGACGGTGATTGCAAGTCGGCTTGAGGTTCCCCTAAGTTGGGTAGATCAGATCCGCATGGATTTGGATGAGCCTGATTTGCCCTATGATAGTGAGGAGCAGTTCCAAGATTACGATTCAGCCCTAGAAATTTGACAATAATTCGGTTTGGGCGTATAATCTATACATAGACAGTTAACTAACGGAGCAGAAAATGTTCGTTGTTTTTCACACTGAATTTCCCCATCAAGACAAGCGTTATTTCACGACCAAGGCAGGTGCCAAGCGTAGTGCTACCTGTTCTAATCGGAACGCAGGTAAGTTTGTCTACAACTTTGTGGAAGAATCTTGGTTCGAACTCAAGTATGGCCCGGTTGGTACTAAGGTCGTCAAGAACCTGATGACTGGTAAGGATATTGAAATTGCCGAGGATACTCCTTGGTGTTGTAACCCCGCTAGCGAAGCGTATTGGAGTAACTAATTATTTGACAATAATTCGGTTTGGGCGTATAATAGATTCATACACTGAGAAAACGGAGTTGTCATGAATATGCTAGAAAAAGAAACCCAGTTCAAAAGCGCGGGTTACTATGCATGGTGTGCTTCTAGGGACGCAAGTATGCGTAGCGCGGTCAACGCTAGCCGGTTCAGTAGTGCCCAAAAACTCAGGGCCGACCGAGTAAAATTGGCCCTAGAGTTGGTCTATACGGCTAAGGAAGTGTCAATCACTAACTGTAAAAAATGGATCCGCGTTAAGGTACACGGTGGGACGGTTCGTGACAAAAAAACCCTTCAACAGTTGGAAAGTGGCTGGGCCATGCAAGGAATTCAAAAAAACATCACCCCTCAGGGCGTGATTTATCGTGTTGCGTAAAAGCAACAAGATCAAAATTTGACAATAATTGATTTTGGATATACAATCTAATCTTAGACAGTTAAACAACGGAGAGAAAATGGTAACGATTCAGGACATCAATTCTACTATTATCGCCGGTTCTTTCACCAATGAACAACTGGATTCCATTGCAATGGCAATCAAGTTTGCCCGCAATCAACTAGCCGCAAAGGCAAAATTTACTCTGGTTAAGGGTACCAATGTCAAGTTTACATCTAGCCGTACCGGTCAAACTGTACTTGGTACAGTTGAAAAGGTAAATCGAAAGTTCATAATTGTGCGTGAGAATGGCAAGGCATTCGGTACTTGGCGTGTCCCTGCTAATATGCTTGAAGCCGCTTAATTGTTCAACCCAAAATTTGACAATAATTGGGCTTGTCTGTATAATAGATTCATACACTGAGAAAACGGAGAAACAAATGGCTTATATCAATCAGGAACGTAAAGCGAAATTGGCCCCCACAATCAAGGCAATCTTGACCAAGTATGGTGTCAAGGGTTCGCTAAGTGTTCGTAATCACAGCACACTGGTTCTGACCCTGAAGTCGGGAAAAATTGATTTCATCGGCAGCAGTAACCGAGTTTGCGGTAATGATTTTTACCAAGTTTCTCGTGGTTTCAAGCCGAACACCTCGGGCTACTGTGATGTTAACCCGTACTGGTACAAGGATCACTATGACGGCGTTGCACTGTCTTTCCTCAAGGAAGTGATTGTAGCCATGAACGATGGTAACCACGACAATTCGGATATTCAATCCGACTATTTTGATGTGGGCTGGTATATTGATGTTAACGTTGGTAAGTGGGATAAGCCTTACACTGTTGAAGCCTAATCAGGCATACAAGGAGAACACCGTGGGTTACAAAGTTTTGGCAGACAAATTTCAGATGGACGAGATGCGTACCAAATATGGTCCTCGCAAGGGACTTGAGGGACCATTCAACTTCTCGGGTCGGGTGTTGTACTATGACACCAAAGAGGGTCAGTATTACGACCCCAAGACCGACTTCTACGTGGAACAGGCCGAAATGGATCTGATTCACGCCCGTATCACTGATATCCTGAAAGCCTAATATGTATAATTTATTGTACATTGTAAATTTTGTGTTTATGGGCACTTACGCCGATTTGCCCTCATGCCAAAACGCACTATATGAAATTTACGCTACTAAGATGAATATCCCTGGACAGCGGAATCCTGAATTGGATAAGGTTATCCAAAGCCAGTTGAAATTGGATAGAAGTTTCGTGTGCGTTCCAGTGAAGAAAGGTTAATATGGAGTTATATATGAAAGCCGCTTTTTATGTACGATGTGCCGAGTGTCAGGAACAACATTATGTGGATGAGGTAGAATTCCTCAATGTTGAAGAAGATTACATGGGCCGAGACATTATGCATTTTGTCTGCCCTAAAACATTGAATGAATCTAAATCTTTAGTGTATAAAGAATGAACTGCTAATTTAGCGAATTAGCAAAATCGATTTCCACGTAAAATTCCTAGATCATTTTGGAGTTTAATGATGCCTACTCATTGTTATGAAAATCGCCCTTACTGCATAAATGTTGGTTGCTACAATCTTGCCCATTTGGTACAAGATTATTACAATGGTTGGGCTAACTACCGTAAGGTCTGTGGTGCCTGTCACAGTAAGGAGGTCGCAGCCAAACACGGCTTAAAAAGCATGGTTCAGGTCCTTGCTAAGAAGCAAGGCAAGACTGTTACTCAGTATACCAATCAATTCCATCCTTATCTGCGTTATCGCAAGACCTACTGCGAGAACAATGACAGCCGTTTGGGTTTCCGCTGTACCACTAATATATTCTGGGACGGTATGTTGGATGTAGACCATATCAATGGTGATCCTTCAGACAATAGGCCGTGTAATCTACAAACTTTGTGTAAATGTTGTCATGCATATAAAACTAGTAAGTATAAAGATTATGATACACCAGGTCGAAAAGCATTAGGATTGGTGTATTAAACAACATTTTGGAGTTGAACAATGAGGTTTAGCCTTACGGAACTTTTCTCTTGGATGCCGGTTCTGATCGCCGGCTTCATGGTATTTTTTGTAGTCTGTGCAGGTGTTGCGAAAATCATACAACTGTTCACAGGTTGACAATAATTGGACCTTATAGTATACTGTATATATTGACTTAAAAGGAAACTGAAATGAATATTAACACTGTTACCGATCTCATCATGGTTGTTGGCCTTGGATTTACCCTGTTCCAAATGGGCAGGTGCTATGAGATTTTGGTAGAAATGCGTAAGAGCAACGAGGAACACCAGCGTAAGATGGCTGAAATTAGTATCCCTAAGCTGGGCTATTGATTTGACAATAAATGGGTTTGTGTGTATAATAGATTCATACACTGAGAAAACGGAGCAATAAGTGGCACAAGTTCTTATCAAATACGGCGAGTATCGCAATCTTCCCGTGATCAATACCCGATTCACCCTTGTCAAAGACTATCAGCAAGGCAAGAAAGGTGCTTACATCACCGTTAAGAACGATGGACAATTTCCAATCGCTATTAGCGTGGTGAAAGTTAAAGTAAATAACGTTATGAATGTAGAATATCTTGATGGAGAACCTGTGATGGCACAGACTGTAGAATTTAAAGCACTAAAAACCCCCGCGGTAGAGACCGAGCAAGAGGCAATGGATCGCATTGCTACCCGTTTTCAAATCCTCGATGACATGTCCAAGGCATGTATCAACGGCGATATCCGTGCAATGATTGTGTCAGGTCCTCCGGGAGTTGGTAAATCGTTTGGTGTTGAGACACAATTGGAAAAGGCTGCAATGTTTGACAAAATTGCAGGCAAGCGGGTTCGCTTTGAAATTGTCAAGGGTGCAATGACCCCGATTGGACTGTACTGCACACTGTACAAGTACTCTGATCCAAAGAACGTTTTGGTATTTGACGATTGCGATTCGGTCTTTCAAGATGACTTGGCTCTTAACATTCTCAAGGCTGCCCTTGACAGTGGTAAGCGTCGGCGCATTTGCTGGAACTCAGATAGCTCTATGCTTCGCCGTGAAGGAGTGCCCGAGGCGTTTGAATTCAAAGGTTCGGCAATCTTTATTACTAACTTGAAGTTTGAGAACCTCAAGTCTAAGAAACTGCAGGATCACCTCGAGGCTTTGCAGAGTCGTTGTCACTTTCTTGACCTGACGATTGACACGGAGCGTGATAAGATTCTTCGTATCAAGCAGGTTCATCGTGATTGCGACGGTGGTTTGTTCCGTGACTATGATTTTGACGCTGACGAGGGTGAGCAGATCCTCAACTTCATGGAAGCAAACAAATCCAAACTCCGTGAGTTGTCGCTACGCATGGCACTAAAGATTGCGGATCTGACTAAAGTGTCTCCGACTAACTGGCGTGTCCTTGCTGAAAGCACGGTGATGAAACGCGGTTAATAAATGTTCCTGGTTTTCAGGGGGAGAAATCCCCCTTTTTTTGCCTTTTAACTTGATTAATTTTTTGGACTAGCGTATACTTGTAGGATGATAAAAGTAACTACCAAGGAAGAACTACTATATTTTATGCAATGCGGAATGATGCGGTTAAGTATGAACGACCTTAGGTTCGTACATAATATGCATATGATTTCCTGTATTAGAGATAAGGCATTAACTTCAAACCAAATTAAACTGTTTAATCTATTAACAAAGAAATATAAAAAACAATTGGATAAACATAAAATAACGCAGGGTATGATTGAACACATGCCATGGGCTACTAAAATTATTTCCAGTACTCCTGAATTTACCAATGCTCAAATTACGATAGAAAATAATCATATCTATTTTAGAGCACCGTTCAATAAACATTTCTTGGTAGGATTAAGGAAAGATAATTTAGTTAATACATTTGTATGGAATAAAGATTTAAAAAGATACGAATCACCTTTTAGTACCCATGCATTAAAGGTGATAGTATCGGTTTCGCAGGAACATTACAAAGCCATTACTCATTGCGAAGTGACCAATAATTTGTTAAATACAGTTAAGCAATATGACGCATCGTATTGGGAACCTACTCTTGTTCCATTTAATGATCGTTATATAATAGCCGCATCTAATTCTTTTTTAGATGAAGCGATTAAAGATATTGAATTGTCTAACGATATTAAATGTCTATCTCAATTAACCGAGCTTGGTGTAAAAATAGATAACAAGATTATTAATGGCAATGAGAAATTAAAATTTGCTAGTGAATATGAACCTACAATTGACTTTATAAATTTTGATTTAGTAGGACAATGGTTACAGGAATTAGAATGTGACACTGTGTGTTATGCGGGCACAGCAAACAAAAACTTCATGTATATTACAGAAACTATAGATAGAATATTAAGAAATCTAAACATTCAACTTAGATTATATTCTGCCAATTCAGAACGATCAAAATCAAAAAGTGTATTATTAATACTAAGTAGTAATTCGCCAACAATGTTGTACAACTATCAATTTAGGAAAATTATTAGAATGAAAAATTCAACTCCAATCACAATTAAATGAAAAAATGTAAAATTATAATTAAGGACGAGGTTAATGTTAAACTGGAAGGACTAGAATTGTCCGACCGTAAAACATTAATGAAGATGTTTGAATATGAAGATCCTTCTGCTAGATTTAGACCATCATATAAACTTGGCAGATGGAATGGTAAAATTTCATTTTTTAGTTTAGGTGGAACAACTTATATTAATCTACTACCTGAAATTCTTCCTTTATTGGATCGTGCAGGATATGACATTGAATTAGAAGATAACAGGGAATACACTACTACCTTTGCTTTCAACAAAGTAGCCGAAAACGCATTTGAAACGCATAAATGGCCAACTGGACATCCTAAAGTCGGTGAATCAATTATGTTGCGTGATTATCAAGTAGAGATTATTAATAACTTTTTATCCAATCCACAAAGTATTCAAGAGGTAGCAACAGGCGCAGGTAAAACTATTACTACAGCCGCACTAAGTTATAGCGTACAAGACTATGGACGTAGCATTGTAATCGTACCTAACAAAAGCCTAGTAGTACAAACGGAAGCGGATTATAGAAATTTAGGATTGGATGTAGGGGTTTACTTTGGTGACCGAAAAGAAATAGGTAAACAACATACAATCTGTACTTGGCAAAGCCTTAATAATATGCTTAAAGCAACTAAGGCAGGTGAAGCGGATATTACTATCGGTGAATTCATTGAGGGTGTAGTTTGTGTAATGGTTGATGAGGTCCATAGTGCCAAGGCAGATGGACTTAAGGCATTGCTAACAGGTCCAATGGCATGTGTTCCAATTCGTTGGGGACTAACTGGTACTATACCTAAAGCCAAACATGAAGCGCAATCATTATTCGTTAGTTTAGGTAATGTTATTGGCAAACTAACAGCCAGTGAATTACAAGATAAAGGTGTATTAGCAAGATGCCATGTTAATATTGTACAATTGCAGGATGAAGTAGAGTTTACTAATTATCAAAGTGAACTTAAACATTTGCTAGAAGATAAAAATAGACTTGATACTATTGCTCAATTAATTTTAAAAGTTAAAGAAACTGGTAATACTCTAGTGTTAGTTGATAGAGTAAATGCAGGAAAAGAATTAATTGAACGATTACCTAATAGTGTATTTGTAAGTGGCGAAACCAAACTAACGGAAAGAAAGGAAGAGTATGATGAAGTGGCAACTGCTACTGACAAGATTATTGTGGCGACTTATGGTGTGGCCAGTGTGGGTATTAATATTCCTAGGATTTTTAATTTGGTTCTTTTGGAGCCCGGAAAAAGCTTTGTTAGGGTTATACAATCTATTGGACGCGGAATCAGAAAGGCTGAAGACAAGGACTTCGTACAAATTTGGGACATAACTAGTAGTTGTAAATTTGCCAAAAAACATTTAACGCAAAGAAAGGTCTTTTATAAAGAAGCCGCATATCCATTTGATATTGAAAAACTTAAGTATAGGTGATATAGTATTACCATGAACATATTATTACTAGACAACATTAAATATAATTTAGAAAATCTACCCGATGAAGTAGATGACTTTAGGTTTGCTATCTTAGATAATAGTAACCCTAGCAATGTAGATTACCATTATATCCCTCTTATCTTTTTGGAATCATTTAGTGCTCCTGCACTAGTCTTACAGATAGGTAACCATACAATTAAAATGCCCGTAGATTGGCAAATCTTAATTGGAGAAAAGGATCATGGTGATTTGGAAACTCTACCATTGACTAGTGTCAATGATAGGGGATTTTCAGCATTTGAATTTAATCCATTGACTTCATTTAGACCATCATTTCAACCAATTGAAATCGTAGATGTTTATCATGATGTAACTTGGTATGCGCCTAGGTTAAAGAACGGGCAGTTTCTTTGTGTACCTATTGAAGACTGTGAGAAACCCATGTGCGTTTATTTTGTAAAAGAAATTAGTAGGAATTGTGAAATAGTAGACTATAATCAATCATTCTAATGAAAAAAGCCGATATACCTATTGATGAGAAATTTGAAAATCAAGACTTTGATTTGTTTAATGCGTTAGCCGCATTAGATAAAAAAGACTATGGTTATTATGATAGACTTACACAGGAACAACAACGGAAGTTTGTTCCGTATATGATGTTGATGTGGATGAGTGCGGTTAAAGGTAATAAAGACTTACAAAACTATTATGTTAGTAGCACTGATTATTATGCCAACAAACATATGTTTAATGAAAATGTTCAAAAGCATCCTAAATTACAATGGCTAATGCTTTGTGCGGCTAGTCCAGGTATTGGTAAACAGTTTCATCAATGGATTCCTAATATCAGTTCTAATATTAGCAAATTAAAAACGGCAGCAAAAGTAAAAGACATTAAAGACTACTACGCAAAAATATATCCTAAATTAAATAAAGATGATTTACAGGAAATGGCTACTGAGTTTGTAGAAAATCAAAAAAGAAAAATGTATCTTAGTCAAGTATATCCTAATATTAAAATTGAAGATGTAGAGGTATTGAATCAGTTAATAACAGATATGGATATTGAGCAGTATGAAAAAGACAGAGGAAACGATTAATACTAAATTTGGCTGTGAATTTTGTAAACGGGAGTTTATTCGTGAATCCACGGTATTAAAACATATATGTGAATATAAACATCGTTGGTTAGAAAAAGACAAGCAAAGTAATAGATTAGGTTTTCAGGCTTGGTTAGAATTCTACAAGAAAAATAGCGCATCTAAAAAATATAAAACCTACGAAGAATTTATTCGTAATCCTTATTACACAGCCTTCGCAAAGTTTGGTTTATATTGTACTGAAGTAAATGTTATCAATGTAAGTAGATACCTAGATTGGTTATTAAAAGACCAAATTAAAATTGATGAATGGTGTCATGATTCTGTTTATACTAGGTTCTTAATAGAATATTTGCGTAGTGAAGATCCATTTGATGCTATTCATAGAAGTGTAGAAACTACTATGAAATTTGCCGAGTTGGAAAGAATCCAACATAAGGATTACCTAAGATATGGCAACAAAAACAAAATCTGCTATGCTGTAACCAAAGGTAAAATCAGCCCATGGATGTTGTACCAAAGTGAGTCAGGTGTCCATTTTCTAGATACAATAAATCCAGACCATGTTAAACTTATCATTGATTACATAAGTCCCGAGCAGTGGACATTACGATTTAGGCGTGATCCAAAAGTAGTTGGTGATATCAAGGATTTACTAAATGCGATCGGTTTATAAATTTAAGGTTCGTATTCCGTGGCGTAAGAATATGACTGTCACCGATTGGGATCAAGTTTGTATTTGGGCGCTTGAAAATTATGGTACGCCGGGCTCTAAATATGTAACCACACTGACGCAAGATTATATGGATTTTTGTTTTCTTGATAGTAAAGATGCGATTCACTTTTCCCTACGCTGGGAATAATTCTTAAGGGATATGATATGAAATTCAAAATGTTGGCAGCAAGCGTAGCATTGGCCTGTTCTAGTTTGGCTTATGCTCAGACTACAGAATATTCACTAAGCCGTAGCCTTGATGTAGTTAAGGCTAGCGCCGCATATGCCCGAGGTTACACAGGTAAGGGCAGTGTTATTGCTGTACTAGATACAGGCATTGACACCAGTAGTGATGAATTTAAAAACAAGATCCTAGCGATTAAGGACTTCAGCAACAGTGGTACTATCGTTGATAAAGTTGGCCATGGTACTCATGTTGCGGGAATTGCGGCAGCAGCTAAAAATGGTGTAGGTGTTCAAGGTGTAGCATATGATGCTAGTTTGATCATTGGTAAAATCACTAACACCGGTGCTATGAATACTCAAACTGTTCTTACAGCCGCTACATGGGCTGCTAGTTTGGGTGCTGATGTTGCTAATATGAGTGTTACATTTCCTATTAGCCGTAACACACTTGTCCCAGTATTGATTGCTTCGGGTATTTACAAAACAGTGTATACTAATACTGGTAAACTGCCTTATGACTTTGATGCTAAAGCATGGGCGGCGGCTACTAAAGGTGAAATGGTTATGGTTGTAGCCGCAGGTAATGAGGCTACTGCATGGTCAAGTAGTATTACTCAATTGGCTACCGCTACTGACGCAAATGGTAATCTGCTCTTGGGTGGCCGAATGATTATCGCTGGTAATTGGAATAGCATTACTAATAAAACAATTGGTCCTTCAACCAATGGTGCGGCACATCTATGCCAAGTTATGGTAAATTCTATTTGTCAGGACAAGTACAAGGCATATGACTTTTTTCTAATGGCACCCGGTACTAGCATCATTAGCACTGCACCTAAGACACCTGTTAACCCAACTGGATTGGCTACTATGTCTGGTACATCAATGGCAGCACCCGCTGTTTCAGGTGGTGCCGCTCTTATCCATCAGATGTGGCCACAGATGACAGGCTCTAACATTGTTAGGTTGTTGTTGGTTACTGCTAATAAGAATCTTCCTGGCTATAGTCTATATACTATGGGTCAAGGTCTAATGGATCTTGATAAAGCAACTAGCCCAGTTGGATCAGTTGGTATTCCAACTACAGGTCGATTGTCTGGTACTACTTTAGCAAGCGCAAGACCTCTTGTTTACACGGCAACTGGAAGTGCTAGCACAGGTAAACTAAGCGGCATTATGGTAGTAGATAGTTTTGAGCGAGATTTCTATCTGAATGGAAAAGCATTTACCGCACACAAGAAAGCCGATCCTTTCAATCATCAACAAGCAATGATGCCTTATGAGTCGCACAACCCCTATACATTGTTCAATACATACTATGACCGTACCAATGTTAAAGTAGGCTCATATGAGATGAGCATTTACCGCGATACTACTAACATGTTGGAAACATCACCCATGATGTTGGAACTGGCTTACACTAAAAACTTTGGTGACACCAGCGTCAAGTTTTCAGGTGGTTTCTTCAATGAAACTAACACTTGGTTGGGTAACAGCGTAGGTAGTTTTGTAGGTGATGGTAAAAACAATAACAGCACTACACAATTTGCTGGTGTTGAATTGAACAAAGCATTTGACACTGGTACTAATGTGTATGCTAATTTTATGCATGGTGTTACCAAAACAAACTCTAACAGCGAGAATATTCAAAAAATCGGAAGTGTCCTAAGTTACGCATGGACGGCAGGAATTGAGCAATCATTGAATTCTACTAACAAAGTAGGTGTTATGGTATATCAACCTGTTACTGTCTATCGTGCCAATGCTGATTTGGTTGCTCCTGTTGGACTTGATAGTTCATTCAATGTCATTCAGAACAGTAGTGTCAACCTAGCCGCAGATGTACATGAACTTAGAACAGGTATCTACCATAAGTTTCAAAACTCTAAAGAGTTTAACACTATGGCATTTGTAGAGGCTCGGCAAAATTATCGTGGCCAACTGGGACAAAATGACATGGCTGTAGTATTCAAACTTACGAAAACATTTGATTAATTTTGTTTTATTACAATCATGAATCACCAAAGACTTGGGAACAATGTAAGCCAGGTTGGTATGAATTTAAAATCTATTTGAATGATTCAGTATCACATGAACTTAAGTATATAGAATCAATTATAGATTGGGTTTACAATAATATTGACAAATGTGAAAGACATGCTAGATGGGCTGTAACAAATGAATCCTTTAACATTAAGTTTCGTTACCAACGAGACTATATGATGTTTGTTTTGCGTTGGTCATGAATTCTGTTATAATTTATAATAAACACACCGGTGAAATCAGCGGTATAATAAATGAATTAAAAACGCATGGGCTCATTGCTAATGAGCATTATGAATTTAGATATTATCCCGGTACTTGGGATCCCATGATAGGTGATGTTCCAAAAAAGTGTGAGTTTACTTTTAAAGATGCTAAACTAGCAAGTTGGTTTCTATTGAGGTGGGGATGAAACTACTAAAAGCTGACCAAGCCGATAGCCTAGTAGTCATCATAAGAGACTATGAATTTTTTGATGGGGACACTACTGAAGATATGGATGAATGGTGTTGGCAAACATTTGGATATCATCCTAGAGAAGGCATGGTCCTGACATTTAAAGAGCCTAGTCATACTAATTGGTTTATGTTGAGATGGGGATAAACGAATTTAATCACTTATCACCTATCATTGACTGTGTTGACATGGTAGAATACAAAAATCCACGAGACCATACAGGAATTACATTTGTCGTTAAAGACAAACATAAAGAAATTATTCAATGGTGTCGTAGAAATTTTGGACAGCGTGGTGACGGCTGGGATTTTATGGCTGGAACTCGACATGTTCAAATAACTATTTGGTCTAGTAAACTTATTACAATGTACGAATTATGGATGAATTAATTAAACTTCTATGTAATTGGTTTATGTTAAGATGGGGATAGAGACTAAATGCAAGCGGAGAACACCAGAAGATTGGCATACCGTGATTACTGGAAAAGCCAATCACTGGCAGGCCATTGATTGGTGTACTGAACAATTTGGTCGACGCTGGGGTGTTGTAGATAATAGAGATGGCGTATGGTGTTGCTTTTGGGCTGGTCGAGAACAATTTGGTTCTTATAGATGGTATTTTGAAAATGAGTGTGATGCTATGTGGTTTACAATGAGGTGGGCGTGAGAAGGCCATGAAAACAGGTTGACATTAAATTGACATGGCTGTATAATGTATACATACATTGACCAATAGGAGTTAATTTGTGAACAAACGAATTCTTGAACTTGCCTTAAAGTCTGGTAGCACACACAAACAGAATCTTGGTGTGTATCAATTCTATGAAGATGAATTGGAAAAGTTTGCTGAATTTATTGTGAATGAATGTCTGCGACAGGCAAAGGAAGTGGTAATTCCTATTACAGCCGATGCTATTGAAAGCAAGATTAAAGAATATTTTAGAGTTGAATGATGAAAATCAGATACAGTACTAATTGGATGGGACCAGTCAGTATGAATTGGTATGAACAACGCGGCCTTGTTGAAACTAAAATAGTCACACTGGAGGAGGACTCTGCTTTCAGTGGCCTTAAGGCTGGCGATCAATATGAATCGCAAGAAATTACCACTCATTATAGTTGTGGTAGAATAGATGTGAGAGGAACCGATGATCCTCATGGTGATGAAATAGGTGTGCCGCCAATGCAGAGTGATGATTGGGCTAGATTTGGTAATTGGCTTGAAACTTTTGAAACTGATGCGGTTTGGACATTGGATCAACTAGTCGAACTATACGAACGTGTTAACCCTAAGATCAAGTGGGATAAACAATGAACGAACGAATCCGAGAACTTGCTGAACAAGTATATGGTTCATTACACTATGATGATTTGAAGTTTGCCGAGTTGATTATTCAGGAATGTGTCAATGTATTTTTAGGTGCCGACACCAAAAACATTCAATTGGCAATGAAAAGAATGAAACAACATTTTGGGATTGAATTATGAACGAACGAATTAGAATATTGGCTGAACAGGCTGAATTTTCCGAAAAAGACTTGCACATTCAAGGTGATAATTTTCAAAGGTTCGCCGAGTTGATTGTGCGGGAATGTGCATTGACTGCTGGCTTGATGGAGCATGAAGGTAGGTCCAATATTGGCGCACAAATATTAGATAATTTTGGAGTTGAATCGTGAGCCTTGATGTATCTCTAATGGTAACTAAACCTGTAGCAGTCTATGTCAACAACATCACCCATAACTTGGCTAAGATGGCTAGTGAAGTTAAATTGTCAAATGGTTTAACACTGTATGATGTTCTATGGCGTCCTGATGAACAACACGACCTAGTATTGGCTAAAGATATTGCAGAACTACTAGACGAAGGTTATAAAATTTTGATCAGTGACCCCGACCATTTCAAAAAATTCAATCCAGAGAATGGTTGGGGCAATTACGATAATCTTTGTAAGTTTGTTTATGAATACTGGAGTGCTTGCCGAGCCAACTCAGGTGCCGAGGTACAGGTATGTCGATGAACGAACGAATTAAAGAACTTGCTGAACAGGTTGGCGTAAAATATAGCCTATGGCTTGGTAGTAAACCTGCTGCTTATATGACTTATGGTGAACTAGAAAAATTCGCCGAGTTGATTGTGAAAGAATGTTTGGACATTGTTAATAGACACGAATACAGTTATCATGAGGCTGACCCACTTTGGGAAACTGCTCAATTGATTAAACAACATTTTGGAGTTGAAGAATGAAAACATTAGCAGAAGCTTGGGAACTTATTGATTATTTAAACGAACAAGCACACTCAGATGCTTGGGAGAGTTGGGAAGCCGCAGATGAAATGGAAGAATCTGATGATGAGGGCAGCGGCGAAACTGCTGAACAACTTAG